GGGGCGGAAAGTCAAGAACTTTTCGCACATTTGCCCAAATTTTCGTAAATTTACTACCCCGTTGCGGAGACTTCCCTGATTTGGAAAAATTTGCGCCATACGTGCAAAAAAGACTTGACACGCGACCCCGTTGCGGGTATAATGGCGCGGGGCTGGTTTTTAAAATCGTCGTCGTACTACTACTGGCGCAGGAAGACTTGCTGCTTTGGAAAAAATTTGGTGCATACCCGCAAAAAAGACTTGACATTTGTCGCTTTTGCACGTATTCTGGCGCAAGCAACACCAAATGCATCATCGTCGCACTACTACTGGCGCCCGCGCGCCAAAATTCCCGAAAAATCCAGAAAATTTTGGTCGAGCGTGTTTCACGTGGAACATTCCCGAATCAGGATTTGCAAAAATCGCTCGATTCCTTTTTGCTTGTCGTTGTAGTCTACAACGTGCCAGTCCTCGCCGACTACCTTTTCTTTTAATAGCGTCATGCGGTCATAGTAGGAAAGCGCATTTTCATCATTCTCGGAAAATTTCCAATATGTAAGCGGCGAAGTTTTACGTTTTTCGATTCTGGATCTCTGTTCATCTTCTGAAATCGAAAGCCAGAATTTAATAAACCGAACGCCAGAAGCATTTGCGCCCGCTTCCCATTCTGGATAGTTTTTCAAAAAATTATGGTATTGTGTATCAGTGCACCAGTTATTCAATCGCTGAACCATAGCGCGAGAATACCAAGAGCGATCATAAAAAACCATTTGTCCTTTATTCGGAAATTTTGTTGCCCAATAAGAAAGCCATTGATTCATAGTCGAAGCGGATGGTTTAGTTGATGGCACAATGCTGTACCATGCAGGGTTGAGATATTCAGTAACCGCGCGAATCGTGCTAGATTTTCCCGCAGTATCGCGCCCCTCTAAAACAACCGCGATTCTCTCGCAGTTATTTTCCGCGAGAGGATTTAATTGTGCCTGTAATTTTTTCATAGTGCATAACCTTTTTCTTCTGGATTTTCTAGTGGAAGCGGACAGCCGTGTATACCCTTTTCTCTTTTCCAGTTTACAATTTCTAAACCGATTTTTCGGTTCGCTTTTCTGTGAGCATTGGCAAATTTTACCTTCGCCAATTTTATCGGCATATTGAAAAATTCAGAATGACCGCCCACAGGCTTTTGTGAATCCTTCAAATCTCGGAACAATCCTGCAAGCCGATATTTTTTGTTGGCTTTGTGGAAATATTGTTCGCTCGATAATGTTTCGTTAAATGTGCCAGTGGTAAGCGCGAGCAATTCAGCACCAAGCGCACCTTCTGGAATATTGTGACATTCTTCGATATTGCGGAGTGTCTCGATTAAGCGAGATTCAACGCCAGAGAAACCGCCCGCCCGACAGTATTTAGCAAAGCCATTTTTGATAATGGTCATATTGCGAAAAGCGGGAACGTGTTTGCCGAGTCCGTGCAATTTCCAGAGATAGTTAAAACCGAAATCGTCAAATGGCGAGCCATCTATTGAGTTTGGCGAGTGTGTAGATTTAAGCATTTTTTAGTTCCTCATTGTAATTAGTAGGATTATAGCAGTGGATGCCGATTCGAGTCAAGCATTGTCTAACGCTTTTATTGTCATCGAACATATAAGCATTTGAGCGAATCCAAGCAAGCGATCTTTTGAAATCAACCGCCAATCGTGAAATCATGCGTTTTTTCAAAATGTCATCGGGCGTGGTATCACCAAATGCTCGGCTATAGATTCGATCATAGCCTAAACCATTATCTGCCAGAAATTTGAGATCGGCTTTACCGATAACCCTAGCGGTCATTATGACAATTTGATGATTTTGTCGGTTGATGGTTTTCCAAGATTCTGCCATTGGTAGAAGCGAATCTCTAGCGATTTTTTCGGGCGTGTTGTTTCGCACCCATGCATCGAGGTTGAGTGAACCATCGGGCAAAGTATTTTGCCGATGGCTAGAGTCGATGGTTGTACCATCTAAGTCAAAAATAAAGAGCATAAAAATATCCTATAATTCCAAGCGTGTTAAGTATCATTAAGTTATAGAGTTTAGCATCGTGCGCTTGGACAGTCAACAATGCAAGCCCCGATATAGCCAACAATTTCCCAATAAGTGTATCAATGAGAAAGGGAGCGACTGCCATGCAGACAGTCCCAACCCAAGCTATCAAGGTAAGCATCAAGAGATGCTTACCAAGAGAGCGGAAAGGGAGCGCATTGTAGCACCCTCCAAACCTTCAAGGCTTTCACCTTGCAAAGCCTTTTCGATGGCTTTAACCATCTCGGCTTTGGTGGAACGAGAAGAGGTTTTAACCTCGGCTTTTTTGTAAAGCCCAAGCAAAACCGCTTTTGAGATAACAGAGCGAACGGGCAAGCCGAACTCTGCTGCAAGGCTATCAGCGACAGTGCGCGTGATAGGGGCGGAAGCATTGAGCTTGCTTACCATAGCTGTAGTGTAGTTAGACATAATAGTCCTCCTAGTTAGTTTAAGATTAGCCAAACGATTCCACCAAGTAGAATCAAATCAGCCGTGATTGAGTAAACCATATAAGCCCGAAGTGCCCATGTGGTGATTTGTGTTTTATTTATCATTTTCATAGTGCCTATGGTACAGGAAGAAATCGAGAAAGTCAATGGTAATAATGCACATTCCATTATATTTCCATTATTCGCCCAAATGAGAATCATTCTCATTTAGGCGTTGCCAACGTGTCGAAGTGCGAACAGCGCCCGAATACACCCGAACAAAGCAAGAGCAAAAAACGCCGCCCAAATATTCGCGCCCATAATTACAGCCGCGCCAATCGCGAAGAAATTTCCGAGTGCAAGCCAGATGAGAATCATTATCAATAACGCCATGTGAAATCCTTTTTTCATTTTGTTTATGCTATGCATTATAACACACCTTGAGCAAAAAGTCAAGCGATTTCTTAGATTATTTTGGAATATAAAAGCAATAATAGTTATAAAATAAAAATATCCTTATAAATCAATAGGTTAGGGGCGGTTTCTAGACTTGACATGAGGCGGCGCGGCGGGGCACCCCCTCACGTACAACTTTGGGTTTTTTCGAAACACCTTTAAAAATTCTTCTTGACATTGAATGTCATTTTTAGTATAATCTTTTCATGACTACTTATGTTGTTAGTTTTACTTTACCTGCAGCCGAAACCAATACTGGGAGCCAATATCCTATATTAGTGGGTGACAGTACATATTTACCAGAGTGTACAATTTTTGTAAAAGCTGGAGATACTATTCGCTATACTGTAACGGAGCCAGAAGGCGGCAACGTTATTTACCAAAATACTAGTAATCATGATACAGACCCCGATCCTGATGGGTTCGATGAAGACACGATGAACTACCAAGTAAAGAGCAGCCCTGGGTCGTGGGAGTATACAGTAGGAACTGGTAATGAAGACAAATTTTTTACGTGGTTCTTTTACGGCTCAACGCCTGCTACAAATACAGCAAATAGAAAATATTCCCAGAGAGTACAAACGGTCAGAGTTGATGGTGCCCCAAGAATGAATTATTCCACCTCAGCTATTACTGTAGATCAAGGAGGTACAATTAATTTTAGTATCTCAGGCATGGGTATGTATCATCAGGATAATGGTGCCCAGTTAGACAGTGCAGCGAACGTAAATAAAAATAAACTTTACTTTGCTATATTTAACGCAGCTTCGAGCGGGTCCCTTATAAACCCAACTTCTTATACTGGGGGAGGCTGGGATAGCTCAACTAATCAACTAGGGGGAATTTATACATCAGACCAGCAGACAACTTTAACTATAGGCTCAAATATGCCTACAGGGACTTACTATGTTTATTTAACCCACTACAATTCAGTAGGCCTAGCATCAGACCTAGCTAATTCTGGAAGTTCTCCAGCAGGAAACAGATTTTACGGTGCAGCCAATAGACTATCTAGTACCGCTTTACAGTTTACGGTTCAAGCCCCTACAGGAACTGTAAGCGGTCTTAGTTTAGGGGATGATGTAAGTACAACAAATTTAAATTTTGAAGTTATACGAAACTCTGGTACAATTACTTGTAGCCCTACAACTTTTGAACCCTCCGTATCTGTAAGTAATGGTTCTTTTAAGCGAAAAAATGGTTCAGGAGTAGTACAAGACGCTAGCTGGCAAACTTCTTCCGCAACTATACAAAATGGGTGGTCTGTAGACTTTAAAATGACGGGTCCTGATGCCTACGAAGACTCCGAGACAGGAACCCTGACAATAGCGGAAGATGCAGACAGTCTTGTGGTAACAACTAGTGAAGATCCTGGAAGCGGAAGTGGGGGCTCTGAGGGTGGAGGCACATCTGGAACACATGGATTACGAATATTAGACTCTAATGGAAAGGTTTTATTCGGAGACGGACGAAAGATGGGGAATCAAATAGGCGCCGATAGCATAACAACACCGCTAGCTCATAATACATTCTCTAACTACTATGAGATGGTTGGAGTTCCCCACGCAGATGGTATCTCAGAGCGAACAGGAATAACCATTATAGATACTTATAGTGGAACCTCTAATATTAATCCTCTCTGGGTAGTTGAAAGGCACGGCTCTGGGATTAACGGGCATTTTGCTTGGAGAGTTAAACACATTACAGCGGTCGGAGTTTCACGGCCATATAACTATATAGTTTTTAGGTACTAAAATGTCATATGGAATAAAAGTTTATGGAGCAGCTGTAGGAAACTGGGACGGGTTTGTAATTAGCTCGGAAATTAACAGCCTGCGCTTTCTTACGGTAGTTCATACTTCAACAACTGCAGTTACCGCTGGAAATACATATCCCAATTATTCCGCAGGAGATATAGTTATGGCAAGGCCTTCTGCAGGATACGGAACAATTTATACAGATTTTAGAAATGCTTCAACGCCTATTGTAAGAAGCAGCGCTCAGCAATATGTTCTTTTACGCTCTCAAACGAATACTGCTGGAAGCGCTAATGGAACAGATTACGGGTTATTAGTAAAAGATAGTAGTGGAAATGTACAATATGATTCTAGAACTACACTTTCAGGGTTTGATATAAAAGCTACGAAAGGATTTAATACACTACCAGGAAGCGCTACTCCTCAACAAAATGCTAACTTAATATATAACGCAAGAACAAATTCAACATATTGCCTTATGAACCAAACAGCTTATTATACAATAGGACCAATAGATTTTCGTCAAGGGTATGATTATAAACAAAATAGTACGGACATATATTGGAGTGGTTTCTGGGAATTTAATTTCGGGAGTAACAATACTTCCAGTGGCCCAGCGAATAATTGGGGAGAAATAATAGTAGGAGACACTATATGACAGTTTATCAAGTATCAATAGTTGATAACAATACTGGAGAGATTATAGGAATGTATGTTCCTGGAGCTACGCCTCCAGATGAAGGAGTTGATGAGAATAACGCAGGAAGAAGTATTGTTCACATGACATCTGAAGTACCAAATCCTGTAGAATATCAACAAACCAAATATTATAAGGACGGGGCGTGGAAGACTAGAGAATGGAAAGGGGACTACTTTACATGGAAAAGTAATGAGACTTGGGAATTTAATTCCGACGCTTTCTGGGAAAAAGTTCGAAAAGATAGAAACTGGAAACTTTTTCAATGTGATTGGACACAGGCACCAGACTCCCCTTTATCAGACTCGAAAAAAGCAGAGTGGGCAGAATATCGTACAATTTTACGAGATATTCCTGCACAGGAAAGTAATACAACACAACTTGACCAGATAGTCTGGCCAAACGAACCATCGTAGAAAAATTTTTCTTGACTTTTCATCCCCTTTTGAGTATAATTCTCTCATGGCTAAAGAAGTAACAACAATTTCCCCAGAGGGACTTGAAGTAGCAAACTCGTACCTGACTCTTGGGAATATACGGGGTGTTTGCGAGCACCTGCAAGTTGACGAAAAGAAGGTTGTGGATATACTAAATCGACGAGAAGTTAAAAAGTATATCGACACTGTTTACCTCGATACGGGGTATCGAAACAAGAATAACATCGGATCTTTATTAGACGAGATGATTCAATCAAAGCTTGATGAAGCACAGGAAAGCGGTGTGTATTCCAGCAAAGACTTAGCTGACTTATTACAAATGGCTCACAAAATGCGTATGGATGAAATCAAGGCTCAAGCAGACCTTGAGAAAGCATCCGCTTCCAATATCAAAAATCAGACAAATGTCCAGATAAATGATGGAGTACCTTTTGGTCAGGGTAATTACGGCAAGTTAATGGACAAATTAATCAATGGAACAACATGATTTTAATGAGCTATATACGAAGTTCACCGCTCACGAAGTGCAATGCGAAGAGAGGTGGAAAACTATCTTTGTAAGACTTGAAGATATTGAAAACAAAATGGATAAACTACAGACTATGTTGTTGGGAGCAACAGGTACTGTCATAATTTTTTTAGGAGGTATTATTTTAACGCTACTTAATGGGTAGCCGACGTTCCCCGAGAACGTAGAGATAATGTGTGGAGCCAATCACAGCCGCAGTGGCGGCTTTTACTGCTGTGAAGTCAGGGATTAAAGCTGGCCGTGAGTTACAAGATATGGTCGGAGAGCTTGGAAAACTCTGGGGAGGGTTAGACAGCGCCCGAGCAAACCATACACAGAAACGCACTAAAGCAATGCGTAATGAGTTTATTTCTGTAGAGGAAGAAGCTTTACAAACTTTTGCAGACAAACGTAAAGCAGATGAAATTGAGAAAGAGCTACACCAGTTCATCACTTATACTCTAGGTGCAGAGGCTTGGCAGCAACTAATAGAAATTCGTGGACAAGTTAGAAAGCAGCGACAAGAACAAGCTGCAGCAGCTAGGAAACAGAGAAAGAAACTTATTGACTCTGTAATTATTGTAAGCACAGTAATATTTTGCGTATTTTGCATTTATTGGATGGGCTACGTTGTAATAAACAAGGGTTTCTGATGAGAGAATTTTGGGAGAAATTCAGTGATTGGAGAGGTAGCGGCTGTACTCAGTGCCTTGAAAGCATTGAACGACGGTATACAAACGATAAAACAGTCAGCGGGGAACGCAAGTGATCTACAATCCATCGTAGGCAGATTTGCAGGAGCCCAAGAAAAGTATAATGAAGTAGAGAAAGCAAAAACAGGCAGAATGAGCTATAAAGAAGCTCTTGCCATGGAAAGCGCAAAGCGTCAACTTATAAACTTTGATAGACAACTCAAAGATATATGTTTGATGCAAGGTCAAGGAGACCTTTATAACTCAATAAAGAAGCGAATGGAAGAAGCCCGTCTCGCACACGAAAAAGAGGTAGCTCGTTTAAGAGTAAGACGTAGAGAAATACAAAAGTATATAAACTGGGCAATGATGGGTGGAGTTATTTGGATTTTTGGAATGGGAATAGTGTGGATAATAATTGCAATATTCCGAGTATAGGAGAAAACTATGTGTATTATCTGTGGATGTAGTCCTTGTAAATGTTGGGGGCTTCGATGCCAAAAGGTGTAGGATACCCCAAGAAGAAGAAAAAGCGTGGTAAGAAAAAGAAAAGAACTTACTAAACTTTTAAAACGCTTTGATAAATTCATGAAAAGCGGGACACTTGTAAAAGTGGCCTCGAGAGTAGGAAAAAGCATGAGAAAAACTTATCGAGGAAAGAAGGCTCCAAAAGGCTATCACTTTATGCCAGGCGGCAAGTTAATGAAGGATTCTGCCCACAAGAGAAAGAAGAGTGGCCGTAAGAAAAAAGCGAAAACCCGTACGAAAAAAAGGCGGTACTAAACGTAAAGCTAAACCTTTGAGTGCTAGTGTAAAAGCTACTTTGAAGAGAAAAGCAGCAAAGAGTAAGAAGTATACTTACGGACAACTAGCACGTGTTTACAGAAGAGGACAAGGAGCCTTTCTTAGCTCTGGTTCCCGTCCAGGCGTGTCTATGTCACAGTGGGCTTTTGGTCGTGTAAACTCCTTTATGAGAGGCGGTCACTCACAAGACAACGACATAAAGAGAAAGTCGCGTGCGAAGAAAAAGAGTACCAAAAGATAAGAAGAGTAGAGTACCGAAGAAGTACTTATCAGGAACAAAAGGAACAAAACGAAAGCAACTTGCTTCTGTAATAAAAAGAATTGCAAAGTTGTATAAAGCGGGAAAGACTGTCCCAAGATCGCTAATCAAACAACGAATAGCGTTAGGAAAATCAGATGGCTCACGCAAAACGAGGAAAAAGTCTACTAAAAAGAGCAGGCGTTAAAGGCTATAATAAAGCCAAGCGCACTCCTAAGCATCCAAAGAAGTCACATATAGTTGTGGCAAGAGTGGGGCATAAAGTAAAGACTATTCGTTTTGGACAGCAAGGTGCTAAAACCGCAGGTAAGCCAAAGAAAGGCGAAAGTACCCGCATGAAAAAGAAACGAGCCTCATTTAAAGCCCGTCACAGAAAGAACATTGCGAGGGGTAAAATGAGCGCGGCCTACTGGGCCAACAAAGTGAAATGGTAATCTCGTTCATCCTTTAAGGACGGAAGTAAGGAGCACTTAGCCTGAAGGAACGCCAGACACGGCTAAAAGGAGAAATACTATGGAAGTCACTTTAGTCTATCGTGGTGTAACATATACTAAGAGAGTATAGCTCATACAGAGCAAAGCAAGAAAGGAGAACTAAATGGCAGATATGGATCGATTCCAAGGAGATATGTCCCGTAACGAGGTAGAATTAGACCTCAGTAAATTTATGGAGCTACTCCAAGAACAGTCTAAGCTTAAGGATAGGATTCGTGAGTTAGAAGATATGGAAACTCGCAATCCTTGGCAGAAGTTTATATTTATGGCACAAGCCGTAGATAGCTGGAGAATCTTTCCACGTCTGTTTTTAAGTGTCTATATTTTTCTGTTGTACTATAGTACCATGTGGTTCATGGCACTACCAGAACCCAGCTTAGAGCAATCAGGACTTATTTCAATTATAGTAGGTGCTGGAGCAGCTTGGTTTGGTTTGTATGCAGGAACCAGTAAAGGTAAAACTGACCATTAGAGGTTAACATGGCAATAGAAATTAGTAGGAAAGACGTTACGTCTGACCAGCTATTAGAGTTACAATCTGAGACAAGGTTTCTTAAATTACCAGTAGATCCATATTTGGAGCTACTCGGCGTGACGCCACTTGCTAGTCAGGTGGCGATCATCAACGCGATAAATAACCCGAAATACCGTTTTGTATGTGCGGCAGTTTCGAGAAGGCAGGGTAAAACCTACATCGCAAACATAATTGGGCAGCTAGTTTCGCTAGTTCCCAACTCAAACATACTCATAATGTCCCCCAACTATGCCTTGTCTCAGATTTCTTTTGATCTTCAAAGAAATCTGATAAAGCACTTTGATTTAGAAGTAGCAAAAGACAATGCAAAAGACAAGGTTATAGAGCTTACAAATGGGTCAACGATACGTATGGGGTCTGTCAATCAAGTGGATAGCTGTGTTGGTCGCTCCTACGATCTTATTATTTTTGACGAGGCAGCTTTGGCTGACGGGAGAGACGCATTCAATGTTGCCCTCCGACCGACGCTTGATAAAGACAATTCAAAAGCAATCTTCATAAGTACACCAAGAGGAAAAAATAACTGGTTTTCAGATTTTTTCTACAGGGGATTTACAGATGAATTCAAAGAGTGGGCGTCTATTCGCGCTACTTATAAAGATAATCCGCGTATGTCTGAAATGGATATTGCAGAAGCTCGAAAATCTATGTCCGAGGCCGAGTTTCGACAAGAGTACGAAGCAGACTTTAACACATACGAAGGTCAGATTTGGAACTTTAATCACGAAGACTGCATCGGAAACTTCGACGAGATCGATACATCCAAGATGGACGTATTTGCAGGGTTGGATGTAGGATATAGAGACCCCACAGCTTTTTGTGTATTAGGGTATGACTGGGACGAAGAAAAATACTACTTACTAGACGAGTACTTGGATGCAGAACAGACTACAGAAAATCATGCTAAAGAGATACAAGGTATGATTGATAAGTGGAATATAGACTATATTTATATTGATTCGGCCGCACAGCAGACTCGATTTGACTTTGCACAAAACTATGACATATCGACTATTAATGCAAAGAAATCCGTTCTTGATGGCATAGCACATGTAGCAGGAATAGTAGACAATGATAAATTACTTGTTGAACAAACTTGTAAAGAATCTCTTTCAGCGTTAGATCAATACCAGTGGGACCCTAATCCCAACCTACTGAAAGAGAAACCGAAACACAATTACGCATCACACATGGCGGATGCGTTAAGGTATGCATTGTACTCATTTGAGACTTCAGCAACAAGTTTTTAGGATACCTGGTCAAAAATAGTTATTGACATAGTACCTCAAACTAGATATAATTCTCTTACTGAAAATTAGAAAATCAAAAACCCGATGGCCGAACTTAAACGAGATATAGTAAAATATATCCGAGATAAAGCGAAGAATAAGTACCAAAAGGGGTCAGAGTGTTACATTTGTGGAGCAGAAACTCAACTTGATTTTCACCACTACTATACGTTGGCTCCTTTAGTACATAAGTGGTTAAGGGAAAATAACTTAAATCCAAAATATATTTTGGCAATAAGAGAAGATTTTATAGAGGAACACCACGACGAGCTATATGTACATACTGTTACTCTATGTCATACACACCATAGACAACTACATAAAGTATATGGACGGGATCCTGGCTTAGGCACTGTGCAAAAGCAAAAGCGTTGGGTAGAGATACAAAGAGATAAACATGGCTTGGTACGATAGATTCCTAGGTAGGAAAGAAGAGATAGAAGTTGAGGAAAAACTCAACCCTTCTCAACAGTACATGGGCGGCGAAATCGAAAATACTCGAGAGCCTACCACAAGCTATGAAAGACAGTACGAAGAGCTAGAAATTGTAAATCGTGCTGTAAATATGATTGTTGATGATGCAGCAGAGATTCCTGCAACAGTTATGGGATCTCGAAGAATAAATGGGATTATTAAAGGCATAAAAAGAGCAAAAGTTGAAACTCTTTTAAACTACGAGCCTAATTTATTTCAAGACATAAATACATTTAAAAGAAATCTAATTACGGATTTTATTTTAGACGGAAATATATTTATTTATTTTGATGGAGTACACTTATATCATCTTCCATCAGATAAAGTATCAATCCATTCTAGCACTGATAGTTATGTAGAAAAATATACTTTTAACAACGATATAAATTATTCTCCCAGTGAGATAATACATGTTAAAGAAAACTCCTTTTACTCAATATATAGAGGAGTACCAAGATTAAGCCCCGCCCTTAGAACAATGCAGCTAATGGCATCTATGAGAAAGTTTCAAGATAACTTTTTTAAGAATGGAGCCGTTCCAGGATTAGTTTTAAAAAGCCCCAATACTTTATCAGAAAAGATAAAAGAGAGAATGATACAGTCATGGGGAGTGAGGTACAGACCAGAAGCAGGAGGAAAACGTCCTTTAATTCTTGATGGTGGTATAGAAATTGACTCCTATACTAATACAAATTTTAAAGATTTAGACTTTCAAAACTCTATTGCAGAAAATGAAAAGATAATTTTAAAGGCGCTTGGAGTGCCTCCAATTCTTCTAGATTCTGGAAATAATGCAAACATTAGACCAAATTTACGATTATATTATTTGGAGACTATACTACCTATAGTTAGAAAACTTAACTTTGCATTTGAAAGATTTTTTGGGTTTGAGATAAAAGAGGATGTAACTGATATTCCTGCTCTTCAACCTGAATTAAGAGATCAATCTCAATATTATACTTCTTTAGTAAATGGAGGAATAATAACTATAAACGAAGCGAGAGAACAGTTAGGTTTTGAAAAGATTGATGGACAAGATGAAGTACGCGTTCCTGCAAATATAGCAGGTAGTGCAGCAAACCCAGATGAAGGTGGTAGACCCACTGAGGAAGAAGATGACGATCAAGAGTAAAAGAAAAAGAGCTCTAGCAGTAAAAATGGCAGATTACTTTGTAGAGAGAGGAAGCATTCCTTCTAGAAGAGAATTTTCGGTAGACCCTCTTCGACCTAAATTAATTAAATCATCAACCATTAAAAGAATTTTTGGTTCTTGGTCATCTATGGAAGCTTATACTAAAACTTTTTGTGTTGATAAACTTGCAATTTTAACGCAGAAAAAGCCAAATGCTTTAGAAAAACTAAAAGCAAAGACCGCACAAGCGGAAACAGAGGGGGCAAATGGAGAAAGTATTTAATCTCACCTCTACTTTTAAGTCTCATACCGAAGACGATGGTAGTGTTATGATTCGTGGTATGGCAAGCACTAATGACTTTGATCGCGCGGGCGATTCAATTTCAGTAGATGCATGGACTAAAGGTGGATTGAAAAATTTTGAAAAGAACCCCATTATTCTTTTCAACCACGACTACAATCGTCCAATCGGTAGGGCTACAGGTTTAAAAACTACTGAAAATGGACTGGAGCTGACTGCTAAGATAAGCAAGGCAGCAAAAGATGTAACTGAGTTAGTTAAAGACGGTGTCCTTGGAGCCTTTTCTGTTGGTTTCCGAGTCAAGGATGCTGATTATCTAGAGGAAACCGACGGATTAAAGATTAAGGACGCTGAGTTGTTTGAGGTATCGGTAGTATCTGTACCATGCAATCAATCAGCTACTTTTTCACTGGCGAAATCTTTCGACTCTATGGAAGAGTACGAGGAATTCAAAAAAACTTTCACTAATAGTGACGGGGCGCAAGTCCAAAAGGAGATAACGATGTCTGAAGAGACACAACAACCCGTTGACTTGGAAGCTTTTGCTAAAAAAGTAGCTGAGGAAACTGCTGCTAAGATAGCCATGAAGCAAGCCGAGCAAAAAGCTGCCGAAGAGGCCGCTACAAAGGAAGCTGAGGAAAAAGCTGCTGCGGAAGCAGAGGCTAAATCCCAGCAGGAAGAGGAAGTAAAGCAAGCTATCGTTACTGGCGTTGAGTCAGGAACTGATCGACTTCTTAAAGACCTCGAAGAGAAGTTTAATGCCGCTGATGCAAATACGCAAGAAATCATCAAGCAGCATGAAGCAGCTCTTAAAGAAAAACAAGACGAGCTTGATAAAATGCGCGAGTCAAAGCGTGTTTTTGCAAATCGTGGATCTAATGGAGAACTTACTCCTCAGATTAAGACTGAATTACTTCACGCTAATATTTTAGGAAAAGTCTTCAAGAAAAATATGGTAGATACTTCCTATGGAAAAGAAGTAATGGAAAAAGCAGGTGTAACCTATACTGGTGACTCTTCTACTGCTGGTATCGACGTAATAGTTTCTTCAACTTTTGAAGAAGCTGTGAAAATCGAGCAAAAAGTAGCGCCTCTCTTTAGAGAGATTCAGGTGGCTTCAGGTGCAACTGTACTACCCATCATTCCTGATTCCGAAAACGCAAACTTTAGCGCAGACGGCTTAGGAACTACTGCTAACTTGTTGGAAGAAAAAGGAGCGAGCGACAATAACTTTAACGTAGGTCGTATCGTACTTCAAACTCACAGATTGATCTCAGGTACTTTCTTGAGCAACGATACTGATGAGCAAGTTGTTCTTTCACTTCTTCCCATACTTACACCTGCTCTCGCACGTGCACACGCGAAAGCAATCGACTCTGCGATTCTAATTGGTAACTCTTCAATTAACGGTATCGTAGGTGGAGCAGGAACTGATGGAGCTGGATCATTCTTAGCGTTTGATTCTAGTCTTGTAACAGATCCTAATCCTGATGCAAGCCCTTCTACAGGTCCTATAACTTCAGCTAACTTGCTGTCAATTCGATCTGAAATGGGCAAGTTTGGTTTGAACCCTACTGACGTAGCGTACATTGTACCTGTGGATCAGTATTACCACTTGATTGATGACGACGGATTCTCCGACGTTTCAGAAGTTGGTTCAGACCTGGCATTCAAGCGAATCGGTGTGGTTGGAGCAATCTACGGATCTCCTGTAATCGCATCCGACGTTCTTGCTAGCGTTTCAAATGCATCTGGAGCTCAGACCAGTACTGCAGCAGTTGCAGTTAACGTAAATAACTTTGTTATTCCTAAACTCAGAGGCGTTAACGTCGAAACTGATTACGAAGTTGCAAACCAGCGTACAGCTATCGTTGCATCTCAGGCTCTTGGTTTTGCCGAGCTTGAAGCAAAAGCTGGCGCACATCCTGGCGACAACGGATCAGTTAGAATCGAGTATCAGTAAACCGATACTAGCTGTAATAATAACTAGGGGGAGGGCTTCCTCCCCCAAGTTTTTACTAAAATACTTATGGCAAATTTAATTACATTACAGGATTATAAAACCGCAGAAGGGATCACCCAACCAAAGGATGATTCTAGGTTAAATGTATTAATTCCTTCTGTGAGTGCTTTAGTAAAAACTTACTGTGGAAACAGTTTTGTTGATTTTTATTCAACTAATAAAACAGAGACTTTTACTATTGATTGGGCGACACATATTGTTCAGTTAACAGAAAGTCCAGTAAATTCAATAGTAAGCGTGAAAGAAAGAACGTCTTACTCAGATTCTTATAATACTCTTACTACAGGAGCTCATGAGTACGCTCTTGATACTGGAACAGATAGTATTTTAAGAACTTTATCTTCTGGTAGGTATAAGAACTGGCCTCAGGGAGTAGATGCTGTAGAAGTAGTTTATAGGGCAGGCTATAGTGCTGTACCGTCAGACTTGAAACTTGCTATTCTTGACCTTATTACATATTATCTAAAGGACGAGCATAAGCAAAGGCAA